GTTTACGATCTTCGCATCAACCACCACGCCTATAATTTTTGATTCTGGATTCATAGGGATTGGCGGATACAGCGGATTGAGCGAACGTAAAAGCCTTTGACCTCCATCAATAATCAACTGTTTAAACGTCGGTATCTGCCCTTCCTCAAGCTGGGCTATAACCAGTTTGCCGTCAATAGCTGGCGCGTGCGGGTCCACAAGTATCATCGTCCCCGCCGGGATGCTCAACCCCTGCGGCGCGTTCATTGATTCACCTTTGGCAACCAGCCAGTAACTGTCATCTGAACAAATAACGCTAGTCGTAACGTGTCGTAATGCTGAACGCCTTGCGTCATCCATATTGTTTACTGTGTCCTTCCAGTCAATAACCGGGTAACTACCTAAATCACGCGGCGGCACGGCCTGAAGTGTATTAGAAACAGAATCATCAATGACCATGCCATCATGTGTAACAGTAAACTGCCGACGACCAAGCTCGCGCATAATCCGCGCAATATCTTCAAGATTTGGCTCTCGGCGACCGTTCAGCCAGTGTGACAGGCCGCCTTTAGTTATCCCCATACGATCCGCGAGTGAATCCTGGCTCATGCCCTGCGCCCGCATGAGCTGCTTTGCTAAGTCATACCATTTTGTTTTCATGTCGCTACCCTATAACCTCAAAAAGTTTGATGCAAGTCACAAAACGTGTATTTTAAGCCTTGATCTTAAAATTCCATTTTGTAAACTTGCAGACAAGGTAAGGCCATACTTGCAAAGACGCAAGGAAAAAGATAACTGAAGGCACAAAAAGGCACTTACCTTATGCTCTTTAAAAATCCGGTGTCGCTGCGAAGCGAAAAACAAATATCACGCAACGGCGGGATCTGTTGAGCGGTCAGTCACTGCTATCTAATGCTAATGGGATGCCCGCCCGCGCGTTCACTCTAACCATAGGAGAAAATGCGATGAGTATGAACATGATTAGTAAAGCATGGAACGTAAAACTTAATAGCCCGATTCAAAAACTTGTCTTAATGGCTCTGGCTGAAAAGGCAGATAACAAAGGACGGGTACATGATGCATCACGCAAAGAAGTAGCCGCAATGTGTGAACTTCCTGTTCATACGGTACATGATGCCTTCGCCGCGTTAATGGATAAAGGATTTGTTTGTCGTCTTGATGCATTCAGTGATGTCTATGTAGTGATGTTGCCGGAGGGATGATCTATGAAGTGGTTTAAGCATGACAGCGATGCGAACCGCGATGAAAAACTTCAAAACGTTTTGTTAGATTATGGCCTGGAAGGGTACGGGCTTTATTGGTATTGCCTCGAACTAATAACTTATGACGTAGATCAGCACAATCTGAATTTTGACCTACGACATGACGCGAGAATCATTGCGCGAAACGTCGGATCTACTGAAAAACGTATAGAAGAAATGATGAAATACTTCATCGAAATTGGTTTGTTCGAATGTTCTCAAGGCCACATAACTTGCCTAAAGTTATTAAAAAGGCTGGACCAATCAATGACTTCTAAGAGCGCTTATAGGGCTGCTATAAACACAGCGAAGGAGCAATTAAAATTAGAGAAGTTAATCAATCCAACACCAAAAGGTCATGATAGGGTCATGACCGGGTCAGGAAAGGGTCATGAATTAGAAGTAGAAGAAGAAAGAGAAAAAGATATATACACTTCGTGTATTAGCGAAAATGGACAAAAAACGGTCAATCAGGATGGCGTAAACGAAGCGGCATTGCGTTGCTTGGCCTTCTACAACGACAAAGCTGGATGCAAGTGTCGTGATGCTAAGCCATTTATCGAACTACTGACAGAAACAAAAACACGTAAGGCATACACGGAGGATGAGATCACATTAGTAATCGAATGGGCTTTGACGCAATGGCGCAGCCGTGGTGGAACACCTAAGCCTATCAACATTTGCCGGGTAACTAAATTCGATGGGTATCTGGCTGACGCTGAGCAATGGCGCAAGCTATCAGCTACTGTAAACGCTGCCGACGTGGTGGAAGCATTTAACAGCACGTTTGACGGCCTGTTACCACCTGCCGAACTGGATCGGGATCTTGAACGCAAGATCTATGCGTTCACTGACTACCTGAAAGACAAAAGCATTAACGGCTTTGTCGCCTACTTCGAAACGTTCAAAAACACGGCTTCAGATTTTTACTTCGGCAATGGCTTCACTGCGACACTTGATTTCCTGCTTAAACCAAAAACGCTACGTGATACGCGCGCTGGCGCTCTTTGACCAACCACGATCCGCAAAAATCCAAAATTACCCACAAAACAACCTCACCAGCGAGCTAAATCGCATGTGGTGCTAACTTGCTTGCCTTTTTGCGATTAGCTCGTTAGAGAGCGTTACAGAGAGGATTTTAAAATGGATAGTAAACACGTTTTCGCCGTGGCTTTTGCCATCGCTGCGGCAATCGCTGTAAACGTCGTTTTGTTCGGCGGTTTGTTCCTTCGCGTCAATCCATAACATACCTACCAGTCTGTAAATCAAAAATTAGCCACATGATAGCGCCTCTGACGCAATAAGACACTGCAACCTGTGCAAATGGGTTACGCGGTGGGTTTTTGCATTGTAGCGCGTCTGAGGCGTTTTAAGGAGTTGGAACGATGCGCAAGTTAACACACGAAGAACAAATTGCGGCTATTGCGAAAATTAATCCTGATGTTGAAGTGCTGGGAGAAATTACCGGAAATCATAAAAAAGTGTTATGCCGTTGCAAGGTTTGTGATCATGAGTGGTCGGCTACACCTTGCAACCTAAAACACGGGCGCGGTTGCCCGAAATGCGCTGGGAAGATGAAGTTATCGCACGAAGAACATATTGCCGCTATCGCGAAAGTTAATCCTGATATTGAAGTGTTGGGTGAAATTATTAATGACAAAACAAAAGTATTATGCCGCTGCAATATCTGTAGTCATGAGTGGTCGGCTACACCTTGCAACCTAAAACACGGGCGCGGTTGCCCGAAATGCGGAATATTAAAAGGCGCACAAGGAAGGACATTAACACACGAAGAACACATCACAGATATAGCCAAAGTTAACACTTATGTTGAAGTATTGGGAAAAATTAAGAACCATAGAGATAAAGTCCCGTGCCGCTGCAAGATCTGTAGTCATGAGTGGTCTGCCAGGCCTTGCAACCTTAAAAGCGGGTACGGCTGTCCAAAATGCGCGAAATACGGTTTCCTTCGTCATGAGTATGGCAAACTTTACATCATGGTTGATGATCTGGAAGTGCCTACACAAATGAAAATTGGGGTAAGTGTTCAGGAAAATAAACGAAGAAACGAGATATTAAAAAGCGCACATAAAGCAGGCGTTAGAATTCCTAATTTGCATATCGTGAAAACGTTAGAAGGGCCAACCGAAAATATACATGAACTAGAAAACACGATGCATAAGGCTTTTAGCAATTATAAAATTAACTTTCCTGTAAAATTTGATGGTAGCAATGAGTTTTTTTATTACAGGCCGGAAGTATTCGACATGGTAGAAGAAGCATTTAAAGAGATTGTTTGCTGCCAATGAATATACAAAATGTAAAACCGGAGGATATAACATTATGTGTCAAAGAAAGATTAGTGATGAACAGCTAATCACTGAACATAACAACGGTCTAACGTATAAACAGATCGCCGAAAAATACGGAATGGCAAAACGCAACGTCGAACGCCTGGGCGCACGGTTGGCGAAACGCGGTTTAATATCCACGCGTCGCGCGCCGGGTTTTGGCGTCAATGGTGAGTCATTGCTCGTCGATAAGGATGGCAATGTGATTATGCGCTGGATTAAAACAGCCCGTGATCGCGATGAAATGGAAAGGCTAATGCAATCTGCTTGTGACGCCTTCACGGAAGAAATACCCCGCGCGGAGGCCGTGCCAGTGCCGGAAATTGATTTCCAAAAAAGCCTGGCCCTTTATCCGGTATTTGATCTGTATATCGGGGCGCTTGCTCATAAAGCTGAATGCGGCGAGAGCTACGACACCGGGATCGCTGAGCGCGTGCTAAATGATTTCTTCGACTACGCGGTAGGCGCTGCACCGATGTCTGAAAAAGCTGTTTTGCTGTTAGGAGGGGATGTGCTCCACACTGACGGACTGTTACCAGTGACGCCATCAAGTAATCACGTTTTGGATTGTGATTCACGCTACGCAAAACTTGTTTACGTGGCGATCCGGTCGGTCCGGCGTGCTGTAGGTAAGATGTTGTTGAATCATAAGGATGTAGAAATTCAGGTGTTATCAGGTAATCACGACCAGTCAGGAATGATCTGGCTACGTGCGGCGCTGGCGGCTTTTTACGAAGATGAACCGCGCGTTACTGTTGATGTGTCACCTGCCATCGTCCACCACACACAGTACGGCAAAACATTCCTTGCATATCATCACGGTCATACTATCAAAAAACCTGAAAATTTGTTGTCTGCCTGCGTCTCTGACTGGCGAGAAGACTTTGGCAAGTCTGCGGCGGTTTACGCTCATTGCGGGCACTGGCATCATCAACGGCTAATTGAATCATCGTTAGGCGTTGTTGAGTATCACGGCACGTTAGCGGGTAAAGACGCTTACTCAACTAATGGCGGCTGGCGGTCACGTCGTATGGCAGCGGTGATTATTTACAGCCAGGATTATGGTGAGATCGGGCGCTTTGTTTATTACCCTGAATATTCCATTTTGTAAACCGGAGGTAATGACATAATGGTAACTGAGCAGATAAACTCACTACTGCAGGAACGTGAAGCGTCAGTTATCGGCGGGCTGCTATTAGGCGGCCTCACTCCTAACGCGCAAGATGTTCTCGCTACGCTAGATCCTGAAGTGTTCACTATTCCGCTGTATAAGCGGGCGTTTGAAATTATCCGGGCGCAAGCCAGAAACAGGAATCTTATCGACGCGTTATTGGTTGGTGATGAGATTGGTAATGAAAACTTTGTACCGCTAATGCAAACGGCGCGATCGTGCCCTTCTGCTGCCAACCTGAAGGGATATGCACAGCTACTACGTGAAGAGCACCAGCGGCGGCAGATGTTGGAACTCATCGACGATATGCGCTACAAACTGGAAACTGGGACACTTGAGGTCGTCAAAGAGACGATGAAAGATTTTGATTCCCGGTATTCAAAATTAAAGGTAACAAAAGATCAGATTATCCCGGTGCTGTTGCGCGATGCTGTCCAGGAATACACGGAAGTGCTAAGTAAACGCATGGAGTGTGGCGTGAACTCTGACAACATCAAAACAGGGATTGACCCACTCGACGAAATGTTAGGCGGCATTAACGCTACTGATCTGGTGCTTATCGCCGGACGCCCAGGGTCTGGTAAATCGGCGTTGGCGTTGGCAATTGCCCGCGCGGCGGCTGAACGCCCATACCCTGGAGGCGAAGGTCAGCGGGTCGGCGTTTTGCTGTTCACGCTTGAAATGTCGCTCGATCAGATGACTGAACGTGCTATCGCTGGCGCTGGGAACTTATCAACGGATTGCCTACGTAATCCGGTAAAACTGGATGACGAAGGTTGGGCGCACGTCGCCCAGGGAATGAGTGCCCTTGCCGATCTCGATGTGTGGATTGTTGACGCATCGCAGTTAACGGTCGAGGAAATACGCGCCACCGTCGAACGGATGAAACAGGACCATCATAACCTGGGGATGGTGATGATTGACTATATCGGGTTAATGAAACTGGCTAAGGCCGAACGTCATGATCTCGCCGTAGGGCAATTGTCGCGGTCATTGAAAATGATGGCGAAAGAGTTGCGCGTGCCAGTGGCGGCACTGGCGCAATTATCCCGCCGCGTTGAGGAACGACCGAACAAGCGCCCGAACAATTCTGATCTGCGTGATTCCGGTAATCTTGAACAGGACGCAGACCGGATCATCATGGTCTACCGCGACGGCTACTACAACGAACAATCGGTTGCCCGCGAATATATGGAGATCATCGTTTCAAAAAACCGTCACGGGAAAACGGGGACTGTTTACCAGCGGTTTGACGATAACGGCAACATCATCCCATGCGACCAGGCCCGCGCGGCGTCCGCTTGCATTCAGTCAATGCAACAACGTCCGGCGGCAAGTCGATTCTCCCCACGAAACAGCCAGAGCAACGCATCTTTTTAATTAACTTGAGCAAACGGCTTACCGGAAAGTTGACCGCTTTCTGGTGGCTGTTTTCGCGCTTAAAACGAGGCGAAAAACAATGAGCATTGAACTTGAAGCAAAAATTATCAATATCCTTGAACTTGATGGCATCGACACAATGCACCAGTTACGCCAGAAAACAGGATTATCAGCGGAATATGACGAAGCTGGATGTTTGCCTGAGACAATTAAACACTTAATCGACACTGGCATTGTCGAGCGTGTATATACATATTTCGGACCTCGCCGCAGGTTGCTTGGCTATCGAATTAAATATTTGTATGCACAACGTCGCGATCGTGTGGCATCGTTATTTAGTGACTACAGCGTTAAAAAGCGTATGCGTGACATTAGCGCGGAAACTGGTATTCCGTGGAATTACCTGTCGCGCACGCTGCGTTTAATGGTACTGGATGAAACGCTTTGCATAGACACCAATAAGCACGGCCTTAATTTTTACTCACTGTTTAAACCTGGGCGCTTCGGTCACGCTAATGATCTCGCGTTTGATTTTGACAGCCGCCTGAATGAATACCGGAAAAATAACGGCCTGCTGCCGGATAAACCAGTATTTGAGGTCGAAAAACTTAACGGTGAAACGGGGTTGGAATTATGATACGGGTAATCTTTTATTCAGTTGAAACGTTTGTTGACGATACGCGCGTTTATTATCCGTGGGAAGTATACGACGCAAAGGTGTATACACCGCCACTGATGCGGAAATATAAACACGTAAAATTTAACCGGGTTTTTGTACCAATGCGTGATGCACTGCGGGTGCTGCGCGGTGAATTACGAAACACAATGCGTATTGTGTGAGGGGCGATCATGAATAAGGAGTTAGATTTAACCATTGAAGACTTTAGCACTATTGCGGAATACATGCACGGTGACGATCCTGATAAACCTGTTGTGGTTGATATGAGATACTTAAAAAGCGCTTTCATGACAAGCTCACGTCTAATTTCTTTGCAGGCGATCATGTATGCGCGGGCGCAGTGGAAAAACAGTAACGGTGTATTATGAGGCAAATTAGATTTGAAATAGTAAACGACGCCGTAAAAGAAAACGCTATCAGGCAGATAAGAGAGATCCAGCCTGATAGCAAAAGCCCGCTGATAATTACCATCCAGGAGAAAACCCGCTCGCTAAGCCAAAATAGCCTTCTATGGGCGTTGCTAACCGACATTAGTGATCAGGTTAATTGGTACGGTAAGAAGCTGTCGTCGGAAGACTGGAAAGCGGTATTCACCGCCGGGCTAAAAAAATATGGCGTCGTGCCTAATCTGGATAAATCCGGCTTCGTTGTATTGGGAACATCTACAAGTCGAATGAGTAAATCAGAATTCAGTGAACTAATCGAATTAATTTACTCGTTCGGTGCTGAACATGATGTTCAATGGTCGGGTGATACGAAATTAAACGAGGAATTCATAAAACGCTGGGGGCAATAATGGCTCGTTATTACATGGCTAAACCTACAGGCATTTTGTATAAGATTGATGGCGAATACGTTTATTACTTTCACAACCAGGTGCGTGATTGGCGATTGTGTCACGCGCACTTTAAGCACGAAATAGAAAATCACCCTGAATATTTTATCAAAGTTGACAATGTAACTGTGGCGTAATTGAGGATAAGCAAATGAATAAACTTAAAGCAATTGGCGTGATTAGCCATCGCACTAACCCTGAGTGTTACCCATCGTTTGAGGTAACAACATGCCGCACAGAATATAATTTTGGATCATACTATTTATTGGGTGTTCGCGCGGATGGCGGCACTTATTCGGTTATGGCTGCAAGCTGGAAATTTGATAAATACGCTAATTTATCTAATAAGGATGATGACGGCATGAATAAAGAAAGTGAGATCATTGATGAATTAATCGAAGATGAGCGGCATGATTGCGAAACGCAACCAGAAAAAACGGAATGGGCCGTAGGTGATAAACCTCCTGTTAATGTGTGGCTTGATTGTGTAGGTATGACCAGCGGAACGGTTCTTGATGTCGTCAAGTTTTTATATCTCGGTGATAATTGGGCTATCGCTCACAGTAAATTAATATCAGATGTGGAAACGATAATTACATGGAAACAATACTCTTATCGCATTCACATTGACCAGAAAGAAAAGGCACTTGCTGAAATTGCTTTCGCACTGGCTACTAAGGTTATCGGTGAAGATGCGGCGAAAGAGATTAACTTTAACCGCGACAACGAATTTTCGTGCGATTATCGCAACATGGCGCAAGCTATTATTGACGGATGTATCGGACACGTTGAATACACGGGGGATAAATAATGGATAAAACCGGGACAATCCTTCTTAGTCGCCCTGCCATCTGCCGGATGCTTGGGGGAATTAGCAGGGGAACGTTTTACTTATGGCGTAAAAAATGGGAACGGAACGGAACTCCGTTCCCCGACCCGGTTGACGTACTTGGGACCGGGCGTGGCGTTATGTACCGCTATCAGGACGTAATGCAGTTCTTTGATCGGATTGGTTTAACGTCAGCCAAAGATAACACATAATCAGCAAACTTATTTAGTGCCTCCTTTTGTTCATCAAGATAATCATATTTGTCGTACACCGCCAGTATTCCCCTTAATGAATGGCCTAAGATCTTTTCTGCAATATGTACCGGAACACCTATAGCTGAAAGGTGTGTCCGGCACGTCCTGCGGAGGTCGTGACAGGACCATGATTTACCGCCCATCCTTTTACGCACGAATATTGCAGCTACTTTTATCACTGATACGTTTACTGGCCTGTTGCCGCCGTTAATCACTGGCGGGAATACATAATCATACTCATGGGAGGTTAAAACCTCCCTGAGCATTTTTATCGACAAGTCAGATAATCCCCGCCTGATTTCACTTCTTGTCTTCGCCACCGCCGCCGGAACGGTCCATACACCGTTGTCCAGATCTAGGTGTTCCCTTCTCATTTTCTGCAATTCACCAACCCTGCACCCGGTTAGCAATAATAGCTTTAAGGCTATTTTGTTCTGCGGATAGATCTGCGAACTGTCTACCGTGCGCCAGAAGTGGCCTATCTCCTCACATGAAAGGTAACGCTCCCCCACCGCATAATGCTCGCCAACGTCAGCTACACGGATATTGTTTATCGCCGTGTTAGTCATTAGCCCACGCCTGATTGCGCTGTTAACGATGATTTTCATTCGCTTCAATATCAAACCAGCCGTAACCGCGTGACCCGCCGCAGTGATCTCGCCAAATATATCCATCCACTGTTTTGTCGTTACGTCGTCAGCTATGTAGTCGCCGTACTTGTTGACTACGTGGCGCATCAATGCGCTTTTGACTTCTTTATATGCCACCAGCTTAATGACGTTCGGCAGGGATAGATAGTCTTCCACTACGTCGGATATAGATCGCTTGCCCTGCTCAAAGGCTATGGCCTGCTTTACGCACAGTGCCGGATTCTTCCCTTTCGTAAGCAACTCCCTGTATTCAGACACCGCATAGCGGGCGTCTTTCAGACTCATTTTCCCGTATTCACCGATCTTCATTCGCACTGGCTTACCGTTGAATCTGTAACGGTACTGGAAAGTAATTTTCCCTTTTGGGCTTATCCTGGCTGACAGGCCATCACGATCAGCTATCTCGCTTGGACCGTCGTATGGCTTGTTGGCGATGGCCCTTAACCTGGTATCCGTAAGCATGTTGCCCCCCATTTTTGGTCACGTTTTGGTACACAGTTTTTGTTGTACGGATATTAACAGTATTGTACGGAATTAGAAACGTGATGCCGGGTTTTGGTTACAACTTTATGATTTTTAAGTGATTTTATTGACGTGATTGAACGGAGTTAAACGCCTTTAAACATAGTGCGCTGGTCCTGTCTGGATCGTTTCGCCCTTTGAGGAACAGTTAATTTATGCCAACAGCGCGGCGCGACTGTTGATGCAAGACCTCACGTTTAGTCAGCTACGAACCGGTCCCTATTCCGTCTCCTCACAAAAAGAACTGCCGAAATACCTCTCCGATCTGCAAAATCAACACGATATTATCGAAATCCTCACCGTTCAGCGTAAAGAAGAGGAAACAGCATTAAGCTGTCGGCTTGTTTTGCGAGAGCTGACAGAAACAGAACCGGTGATTATTTTCGAAGGTATCGAAGCACCGGCAACGCTGGGTTTAAAAGCCAGTCGCTCGGCAAATTATCAGCGCAAAAAACAAGGTTTTTATGCGCGCTTTTTTCTGACTAACTCTGCACCAATGTTGTTGATTGACCCCTCACGAGATGGCCAAATCGTCGATGCTAACCTCGCCGCGCTCAATTTCTATGGTTATAACCATGAAACGATGTGCCAGAAACATACCTGGGAAATTAATATGCTCGGGCGTCGCGTCATGCCTATCATGCATGAAATCTCGCATTTACCCGGTGGTCATAAACCTTTGAATTTTGTTCATAAACTGGCGGATGGTTCGACTCGTCATGTGCAGACCTATGCCGGGCCGATTGAAATTTATGGCGACAAGCTCATGTTATGTATTGTGCATGATATTACTGAGCAAAAACGGCTGGAGGAGCAGCTGGAACATGCTGCCCACCATGATGCGATGACAGGATTACTGAATCGGCGACAGTTTTATCACATTACCGAGCCAGGCCAAATGCAGCACCTCGCCATCGCTCAGGATTACAGCTTGTTGCTCATCGACACCGATCGTTTTAAACACATTAACGATCTCTATGGGCATTCTAAAGGTGATGAGGTGTTATGCGCCCTTGCCCGCACTCTCGAAAGTTGCGCTCGCAAAGGCGATTTGGTGTTTCGTTGGGGAGGCGAAGAGTTTGTCTTATTGCTACCAAGAACCCCACTGGATACCGCGCTTTCGCTGGCTGAAACTATCCGCGTAAGCGTGGCAAAAGTGAGTATTTCGAGCTTACCACGCTTTACTGTCAGCATTGGTGTGGCGCATCACGAAGGAAATGAAAGCATCGATGAACTGTTTAAACGCGTTGATGATGCTTTGTATCGAGCGAAAAATGATGGACGCAACCGCGTGCTGGCGGCATAAGCCACGGATGCGTCTCGTGATCAACGACTGCGCTTAGCGTGGCGCTCCCAGTTTTCTTGCTTCGCCTGCGCTGTTTTACGTAGTGCGACGTAACACGCCCCGCTGCCGCCATGATGCGGTAGCGCAGTGCAATATGCCTGAACATCATCAAATTCGGTCAGCCAGCGCGCCACATAGCTGCGGACAATATTGGCATGCGATTTATCATCCCGTCCTTTGCCATGAATAATCAGCACGTTACGCAAACCATCCGCCAGGGCTTGTTGAATGAAACTGAACATCATTTTGCGGCACTCTTCCACCGGCTGGCGCAAAAGATTCAGGCTCGCCTGTTGCGGATATTTACCACTGCGCAGCTTATCCAGCACCCCATGTTGCAAACCTTCCCGCCGAAACTCCAGCGGCTGACTTAGCGGGATGATGTCGAGAAATCCAGTGGTGAGGAAATTATCAAGTTGCAGCGTGTCGATACGCTGCGGCGCACGTTGGTTACGCGTTGGATGCCAGTGGACATCTGTAGCACGTTTCAGCGGCTGGACATCTTCCATGGCGTCAAGAAACAGCGATTTGTCGTCAAGGTTCATGTAACCTCCTATGCACCTTCACACGTCGTGATTCAGACGGGTTAATTGTTCATACTTACTGCATCGTTCCCTTCACAGATTGAAACAATACTCTACTTCATACCTGTGAGTATCTGCGCAGGCGGGGCATTTTATACTAGCCTGTTAGCAGTATCGAACAGTTTAGCCCGAGTTTAATTCAGCACAGGCTCCGATCAGGATGATTTATTCATAGCAGGAACCAACAAAAATGCGATAAATAACAGACCACTGATTAGCAGAAAGGTATCCGAAAATGCCATAGTTTGCGCCTCCCTCAGCATCAATTGACTCAATAATTTGGTTGAAGCCAGTATTTCCGATGTCTGGTCACTTCCACTGCGATTAAAAAACAAAGCACTTCTGGAAATGAAGTCATTCACCGTATGGGGAACAGAAACCATTTTTTCACCCATTCTCGAAAAATGAAAATTAGTTCGATTATTGAGAATAGAGCCACACAGGGCAATACCAATTGCGCCCCCAAGATTACGTGTTAAATTAAATACACCAGAGGCTAACTTCAGCCGTTCTTTTGGAATTCCCCCCAGCGTTAATGTTACGATGGGGGCCATCGCAAACTGCTGCGAAATCCCTCTAATTGCCTGTGGAAACAGTAACTCCTGCCATCCTCATTCGTGGGTTATAGGGGTAAAAAGATACATTGAAAACACAAATCCGCCCAGCCCCGCCATCAACAGCCATCGCAGATTTATTTTTTTAATTAACCAGAAGTAAAAGGGAACAGAAAATAACTGGAAAATACCTGTTGTGCAAACGGCAAAACCTATCTCTTCGGCATTTAATCCGCGAACCTGCCCCAAAAACACAGGTATTAAATATACAGTAGAGAATATTCCAACCCATCCAGAAAAAGAAAAGAAACATCCCAGTGTGAAATTTTTATCCTTAAAAGCATGAAGATCCATTATCGGATTGGATATTTTAAGCGTACGCGCAGCAAATAAAATAAAACTCACCAATGCCAGAACTGATGTCAGCAAAATAGTATTATCATCCAGCCATCCCCAGCGCGCTCCTTCTTCAAGGGTATATTCCAGACATCCCAGTGTCATGGCCAACAGGATAATACTCGGATAATCAGCAACTTTCAGTAAAGAGAGATCAGGTTTATCAAAATTAACCAGAAAAGGAATACTCAAAACTAAATATATGCCCGGTAATATATTGATATAAAATAGCCATCGCCAGTCGAGGT